CTGCTTGGTAAGAACGTCTTAGTATTTTTAAACTATGGCGAGTCGGCCACAGAAGCCGTTCCAGTTTGGGCTTTACTGGGGGGACAAAGAAGTGCTGACTTTTCGAGCAGCGCTGACGAGATTGACTTAACGGATAAAACTTCAGGAGGCTATGGAGACGCGGAACAAGGGGTGAAATCAACTGAGATATCTACTGAGCTTATCGTTAAACCGAATGATTCGGCTGTTGCAGAGCTTTATAAAGCTCACGATAACGGCGAGGCTGTAGATATACTTCGTTGGGCAAAGAATGGGCGAAGTATCAGAAATTGGTATGCTATCACAGAGATATCAGAGTCAGCTGCTTACGACGATGCAGCTATATTAACGCTAACGTTGAAAGGCTGTGGCGCACCAAAGTTTGTAGAGGATATGGCGGATCCTAGGGTTTAATTTTGAGAAAGGCGGGGAGCAATCCTCGCCTTATTTTTGTATAGGGGGCTTTGTATATGGAAAGTAAATTGAATAGTACGGTTGACATAGAGATTGGTGGCGAAATGCGCAAGATAAAATTCACTATTGGCGCAGTAGAAGAGTTAGAGGCAATGCTACCTGAAAAAAATTTGTTTTTGCTGATGCGTAAAGGCCTTTGGTCCGTTTCTGAAATCGTGTCTGCAACGTACTGCGGGCTTAAAGTATTCGATCGTAAATTGACTAAGCCAACGGTGGAAAAGTGGATTGCTGAGTACACGAAAGAAAACGACATAACAACTTTACGCTTATATGTGTTTGCAGCTTTGGGCTTATCCGGCTGTGTAGGGAAAGAAAAGTCAGCTTTTATTGATGTTTTAAATGCTTTAAGAGAAGATGCAGAGAATGAGGGGGAACAGGAGGAGCAGGACCTGGGGAAGTAAAAAGCTTTAGCGATTGGCTTGATGGTGTTATGTGGATGGCGTATGCCCTGAATCTCAACAACTATCAATTAAGCAGGCTAACTCTTAAGGAGTTTGTTAATTTATGGCAGGGTTATATTTGGCGTAAGCAACAGCAAGAAAATACTATCGCCGGACTTGTTACGGTTTGGATTGCTAACACAGCCGGGAAATCGCTAAAGAAAAATATATCTATTGAGCAAGTATTTAAAGATGGACGGTTTAAAAAAGCACTTACTGACGATGATAAGGCTATGATAGCAGAGCTTTACGGAGAGGAGGTAAAATAATTGGCCGAAAAAGAAGTAAAGGTAATTGTGTCAGGTGATTCTTCGGGAGCAGATAATGCTTTAAAGAAAGCAGCAAAAGCGGCTACTGACTTGGGGGAATCAACTGAAAAAGCAGGTAAGCAAACGGAAACAAATCTTGACAAAATAAATACTAGTGCGCAAAAGGCTGCCGGTGGTATAGGCAACTTGAATACGGCATTTACTGGCTTAAAAGCTGCTGTAGCAATTGGCGCTATCGGGAGCGTAATAAAAAGCATAACTGATAGCGGGACTGAAGCGATTATGGCTGCAGCAAAGATGAAACAATATGAAATAGCTTTTACGACAATGCTAAAATCTGCGGAAAGCGGCAAGGCTATGATGCAGGACTTGCAGGATTTTGCAGCAAAAACGCCGTTTGATGTACCAGGTGTAGTTGAAGCTGCTCAGCAATTAACAGCTTTTGGGTTTGAAGCTAAGGATATCATACCTACGCTTACCACTTTAGGCGATGCCGCTGCAGGTTTGGGTAGAGGCTCGGAAGGCGTAAAACTCATGGGCTACGCTTTAGGGCAGATAAAGGCGGCGGGTACGCTGAAAACACAAGATGTTAACCAGCTGGTCAATGCTGGCGTAAGCGTGTGGCAGATGCTTGCTGACGCAAGCGGTAAATCTGTCGCTGAAATAAAAGACATGACTGAAAAAGGCATGATTGACAGTCTTGCCGCTATTGAAGTCATTACTAAGGGCATGCAGGATAACTACGGTGGAATGATGGCTGCTACAGGTAAAGAGGTTACAGGACTTGTCAATGAAATAAGTGAGGGCATGGGCAATGGACTAGCACTTATAGGTAGTTATTTAACTGATTCACTTGGCATTAAGGATGTTCTGAAAACGGTAGCAGACAGTATAAGTGATATGAGCAATGCCTTTCGCTTGGCAAAAGATGCAGGCAAGAGTTTTGGAGAAGCCTTGCTTACTGCGGTTCCCGCACCAGTATTAATTATTATTGGTACCCTGGCATCTCTAATAGGCGCGACATTAGTCGGAGCCATTGCTGTAGCGGTAACAGCTATTGGTGCTTTGCTGGCACCTGTTGCCGGCACAGTTATAGCGATTGCTGCTGTAGGTACAGCGATATCAGCTTTATTAGTAACTTCAGAAACCGCACGAAACATATTAAGTGCTGTATTTGAGGATGTAGAAACAAAAATTAGTACCGTGGTCGAAGTGGTCAGTGATTTGGCTAATATATTCATGGATAGCAGTAAAACATTGGGTGAAAGGTTTTTTGAAGCAATAGGGTATGTTGCAGGGTTGTTTGACAGCCTTGCAGATAATGTTTGGGAAGCGATGGGTAAAGCTCTTGATAACGTAGAAGAGTTTGTAAGTGATTCTGTTGATTCTTTTGCTGACTTTATAACTGGTGGCGCTGATATGGGTGATGACTTTGTTGAAATGATGGGTAATGTAGCTGAACGAGCGGTTACGGATATAACTAATTGGTTTAGCGGTCTGCCCGCTAAAATCGAAGGTATTTTCAATTCCATTAAGGCGGGTTTTGATATTTCAGCTAATAACGGGAAACTCGGCATACAGGGTTGGGCAGGAAGTTCAGGAAACAGTGATGACTACGATTTAATGAATGAGAATTTCAATATCTATTCAGGACAAAGAGAAAGCGCTTCGAAGAAAGGAACTTTTGATTTATCTGGGGGCGGTGGGTCAGATAAGGGCGGTACCGGTGGGTTAAATAAAACTGAGCGTGAGGTTAGTCGTATAAATGAAGCTGTAGCAAAAGCTATTGAAGAGACGGCAACGCTGCAAAGTAAATTTGATTCCCTACACCTTGATATAAATTTTGAAGGTACTAGCGGTAGCGAGCGTGTTTTTGCTCAAATTGACAGAGAAAAAACGGCTCGTTTGCAAAATATAACTGACGTTTTAAAGTCTGAGGAAAACGCAGTTAAGGAGGCGCAAAAATTAAGGGAAAGTGCGGAAAAGACCGGCGATGCAGACGCAATAGCTAATGCTAAAGCTCTTTACGATGAGAGGAATACTTTATACCAAAACAGTTTAAACGAGGCTAGCTCAATGCGCGAAGAAGTAGAGCAACAAGCTTACAATAAATCCTTGACGCTTGAAACGCAATTACAAGCTGCAAAAGCGGAAGCAGAAAGAGCTATGCAGGAAATGAGCCTAGAAAATTTTATTGCATACTTAGATAGCAAAGACGCAGAACAGTATGCAAGGTTGCAAACAGAACAGGACTATAGACAACAAATGTTTGAGTGGGAAATGGAGAGCCAACAAACACTTTTAGACTTTGCATTTAAAGCGGCTGAGACTATGAAAAATCAACTGGCGAGTGGTATTGCTTCCGTAATTACCGAAGGAGCAAGTTTCGGTAAAATGCTTGCTAATCTTGGCAAGCAAATTCTAAACATGTTTATTCAGTGGGTAGTTGGTAGAACTCTTGCAGCTGTTTGCGAAAGGGCGCTTGGAAAGCTCGCCCTGGCGGAAACGCAATCATTAGCAAAGGCTACCGCTTTAGCCTGGGAACCAGCGGCGGCATTAGCCGAAGCAGCGGCTCCTGGCAGTATTGCTCGTGGAAAAATCGCCGCAGCTGCTGTTGTTGCTTCAGGATCTTTTTCTTCAAGCACGGATATCTTCAATGGCAAGGAGATTAAAATAAGTGGTGGCGGTTCCACGGATGTCTTCAATGGCAAAAGTACAGATACAAGCTCGCTGTTTTCAATTGAAGATTCAGTTGCAGGTACTATTCCAAGCGGATCAGCATCCGGTAGCGGTGTTATAAGCACGAACAGTTTTGCAGATTCAGGGCTTACTATAAGTGGTGGAAGCTCCGTGAGCGTTATCAATAATAATTACGGAGACATTAATAATGGCAGCGATTTAGACGATCTGATGGATGGATTTAGCGGTGCAGTGTTATCTGCTGCAAGGGGGGCGTGAAATGGTTAAACAAAGACCGGTGTTGGACCGTACTCCTTTAGCTGGCGAAAGGATCATTATTCATAAAAACGGGGTGGATATAATACTCCCCTATGCTTACTCAATTACTGATGACGGCAAGGTAACGTGGAGAAAACAGGAAAAAGAAAAAGCCTTCGCGCATGGGTCTGCTGCTTATGGAGATGGTAAGGTTGATGCACGGAAAATTAAGATTTCAGTTTATGTAAAGGGCTCAACGCAAGTAGATTATGACGAAAAGTACAATACTTTGCTGGCTAATTTTTCTGGGAGTGATTACACGCTGACTTGTGGAAGAGAGGATAGGGTATATAAAGTTGCTGCTCTAACAGCAGCAGCACAAAGGTATCTTAAAGGATTTAAACAGCGTTTGAGCGATGTTGATCTGACCCTATTATTAGCAGATCCTTTCCGCTATGCTTCAACGCAAACGTTAATATCCACTGATTATACCGCTGCGCAGTCGGAAGCTATTATAAGCGTTAATAATACTTCTGCGGTAGACGTACCTCTTATTTGGACATTTACGCCACCAGTTGGAGCCACCGTTGCTGATATAGCTGTATCGCATATGGAGTCAGGCCAAAGTTTTACACTCAAAGATACGTTGCTTACTAATCCAGCAGTGGCAGTTATAAATGCTGAAAACGGTACAGTAAGGCGTGATACGGGCAACAGTTTAAACACGTTTTCGGGTATGTTTTTGCACGCTTTGCCCGGAGCTAATACCTTTAAATATAGTGGGGCAGCATGCAAGGTGGGTATCGCTTTTACTGAGAGGTGGTTCGTATGAATTTGCTGTATGGCAGAAGGTCTAATGGGCGCTGGATTTATGTAGCACCCATTATTGCCCATACGGGAGGCATACTACCTGACGACAAGATAAATTACCTGCCTCAGATGTATACTGCCATAGCTTATAAAGCCGATGGAACGAAAACGGCTTTGTTTGGCGCTGGGGCAGAAAAAAATACTATTGAGCAGTTAACCTTTGAGATGGTTGAAACAGGTTGTGGGGCAGTGCAGATAACTTTCCGAGAGCTTCCGGATAATACGCAGTTGGCCCATAGGCAGCGTATTGATATACACCTTTTTAATGATTCTCGTCCCTGGTATTCCGGATATATCCTCACAAGACCTGTAAGTGGATCTACGGATGATACCTTTAAGTTTACTGGCCACGGTTTTTACAACCTGCTTGACAGAGTCTTTATTTTTAAGACTTATGAAAATATGGAAGTTTCACGTATAGTTGTCGACATTGCGAAACAGATAGAAAAGAAAGTAGGCTTAACATATAGTGGTAATAAGGTAATCAATACCGCTTATACCATCTCGAAAATTGAATTTGACGGTGTGTCGGCAAAGGAAGCTTTGAAACAGCTTGCAGACTTTGCCATTGACTATGTCTATGGGGTTGATGAGTATAGGCAGTTATATTTTAAGCCTCGAAGCAACGAAATAAATGAGCAGGCGCGTTTTTGGGTTGGACAGCATCGAGGCAAATACACGCCTACATGGAACGTGGAAAAAATCGTAAACCGGGCATACATTAAAGGGGCAACGGTTAATGACGACGGAGAACAGTGGCTCGCAACAGTAGAAGATGTGGCCAGCCAAGCAAAGTATGGCATACAGGAAGATATATGGAGCCTGCCTAGTGCTTATGCCACCACAGATGCCGAGCGTTGGGGACAAAACCAGATAGATAAGTATAAAGAGCCAACTAAATCGGCTAAGATGCAGGATGTTGAGCTTGAATATCCAAAGCCCGATGGCTCTTTTTTCGTGCGCAAATTGTCTACACAAGGACAAGCAGCAATAACAGATTTGGAAGGTACTCGTCACGATTATCCGATTACAAAACTTAAATATACAATATCTGGTAGCGATGGCATAAAGCTGGATATGGAGTTAGGAGAGCAGCCTTTTGCGGTAAACAAGTATTTTGCTAATCTTGATCGAGATGCGAAAATGGCGGAGCTCTTACAACAAGCGGCTACAAAACAATTAAAAACGACAGGAGGTTGAGGCAATGCCAAGTGATTACAGATTCAACCCTTTTAGCAACATAGCAGAACCTTTACACATAATAGGGGAAACACATGTTATACCAAGTTCAACACCTTATTTTATACGCTTAAATGAAGTGCCTGTTAAAGACGCACCGTCAACGGTATCTTTGACTATTGCAGGAGTGGCGGCAACTGAAGTTGCTGCGGAGCCCGCGGCTGGAGAATTTAGGTGCGATTATACGACGGGTGCCGACAGTGATGAAAACTGGAACACAGGGTTAATTCAATTTAATGCAGCGGACGCTGGAAAGCTGGTAGAAGTTACTTACAACGGCCTAGGAACTCTGGCCAGCGTTAAAGCACCAAGTTATCCTGCGTGGTTTACTGACCGCGGCGACGGCAGCGACGGTGATTATTCACCTACGGCAAGTACTACACTTGCTGGTGGTACTTACAATTTCAAAAGTGTAAACATTCCTGCAGGCGTGGTCATAACACTTATGGGATGTGTTGAAATTAAATGTTTAGGAG